CAGAATTGGCAAATATGTTGTCAACTGAAATTCTTGCAGAAATCAACCGTGAAGTTGTTCGTTCACTTTACATCACCGCTGTTGCTGGTGCTCAAGTTAACACAACAACTGCTGGTACTTTCGATCTTGACACCGACTCAAATGGTCGTTGGTCAGTTGAGAAATTTAAAGGTTTGATGTTTCAAATAGAGCGTGATGCTAATGCGATTGGTCAACAGACCAGGCGTGGTAAAGGTAACATGATCATCTGTTCCGCTGACGTTGCTTCTGCACTTCAGATGGCTGGTGTTCTTGATTACACTCCTGCTCTTAACAACAACTTAAACGTAGACGATACATCTACCACATTTGCTGGTGTGATGAATGGTCGTTATAAAGTGTATGTTGACCCATATTCTGCAAACGTAGCTGCTAATCAGTACTATGTTGCTGGATATAAAGGTACTTCACCTTATGATGCTGGTTTCTTCTACTGCCCATATGTTCCATTACAAATGGTTCGTGCAGTTGGTGAAAACACATTTCAACCAAAAATCGGTTTTAAGACACGTTACGGAATGGCTGCAAACCCATTTGCTGCTGCTGGTGCGGCTGCAGACGGTTTCCCTGCTTCTGGTCTTAACTCTGACGCATCTCTTGATGCAAACACGAACGCTTACTATCGCCGTGTTAAAGTTAATAACCTTATGTAATATAAGAAACTTGACTACAAACTTGGGGGAGCTTTTGCTCCCCCTTTTTTTTGTTATAAATAGTAACAGGAGATATAATGTTTGGGCCTATTACTATACCTTACGAGTGTGTCATGTTATATAATACTGCAAGATTAAAGTATAATGTCGAGTTCGATGATGTAGAGATGGCAATTGCAGAAATGTGTTCTCATGTAAAAGAAACATATGAAGATTTTATTGCTGGACAAGTATTTCACTATGCTGGATTTATTTCAGAAGAGGGAACGATAGGTGGTCATGGAAGTGAAGGAAATCATATTGCCATAGTAACTTATTGGAAATCTTTTGATTCACATGAAGAAAGTCATAGAGATAAAAAGTTTAAGGAAGCATTTTCAAATCTAATGAAATATTGTGAAGATACTAAAGAATTAGGATATAAACTTCTCTGGCAAGGAGAGAAATAATGACAACGGTAACAAGACAACCAGATAAACTAGATTATGCAAGTCCAACTCAGTTTAGTTTTGGAATCCATCAACTACCAAAGGTGCAGTTCTTTTCAACTGCAGCCACTATTCCTGCTATTGCATTATCTGATGTTTTAGTTCCTACACCATTTAAGTCTATTCCTATGATGGGTGATCAACTTACATTTGATAATTTATCAATAACTTACATAGTTGATGAATATTTAGAAAATTTTTTAAGTATTCATGAGTGGATGACTGCTATTGGCTTTCCTAAAAATAGAACACAGTTTAGTGAATTTAGAGCTAATACTTCTAATACACCAACAGCTAGATTAGGAAGTGATGGTGAGATAGGAGAAGTATCTAAACCAACTGGTGTTAATGCATTATTTTCTGATGCAACACTTACTGTCTTATCAAATAAAAACAATCCTATAGTAAACGTATTTTTTAGAGATTTATATCCTGTTGCAATGAGTGCATTAGATTACAATCAAGGTGCTACTGATGTAGAATACCTAACAGCAACGGTTGATTTTGCATATCAAATTTATGAAATTGAACCAATTGTATAATTTAAAATGACTATATATTACTGAGCAGAGAATTTGATACACTTAAACAAAATCAAATTCTTAGACTTAAATTCTGGTGACAACTCGGCAAGCCTCATCAGGGTCAATATATAATAGGGAAGATAATCATTCTCTGCTCATTTTTTTATGAAAGTATATTATGAACTTAGAAGAACTGAAAAAAGAAGCATACAAAGACCTACCTATTACTGATCAAGAACACCTAGATCAAGAGTCTTTTCGTAACCAAGAAATAAAATCTAGATGGTTAGATTACAAATCTCGTTTTGAACTTTTACTTGTAAAAAATCAAGGTGACTACCAAAAACTTTATAGAGCTAAGTGGGAATACTATGGTGGTAAAGCAGATGCAAAAGTATATGCATCTAAACCATTTGATTTTAAAGTTTTAAAAACTGATCTTGCAATGTATATAAACTCAGATGATGAGGTTATAGAACTTGGTGCAAAAATAGAATATCTAAAAACAGTTGTAAAATATATCGAAGGTGTAATTAAGTCTATCGACAATCGTGGATGGGATGTTAGTCACGCAATCGCATGGAAGAAGTTTGAAGCTGGTATGATGTAATGGAAGACATGATAGACAAACAATTAATTATAGAGAATCTAAAGAACGTATATGATCCAGAGATACCCTCTGCAAGCCTATATGATCTTGGACTTATCTATGATATTGCTATCAGTGCAAGAAAACATGAGGTTACTATTACACACACATTGACCAGTGCGTTTTGTCCCTTTGCAGATCAGATTGTTGCTGATATTAGAGAAGCAGGATATGTAGAAAATGTGCGTAGTGTACAAATAGTAACTACATTTGACCCCCCATTTAGTATGGACATGGTTCCAGAAGAAACAAGGATGATGTTAGGATGGATGTAGAGGATTATATTAAAGTTTATGAGAATACCGTAGATAAAAATCTATGTGATGCTCTTATGGTTGCAGATTTAGATTGGAAATCATCTTCCTTTTCTAGTCACGAAAAGGTTCATGAAGATTCAGAAGACCGTGTAATTATGGATGATGTTTGGATTCACAAAGATAATAACTTTTATAATCCACTCAAAGATTGTTTTATTAAAGCAATTCGTCAATATGAATATGAATTTCCTTTATTTTTATGCGAACACACTACAGACTTTCGTATAAACAGATATAGCAAAGGAGGGTTTATGTCTAGACACATTGATAATATTCATCACAGTCATGGTCAAAAATGGGGTTATCCTCACGTTTCAGCTCTTTTATATCTAAACGATGATTATAGTGGTGGAGAGTTTGTTGTTGCTGATAAAGAGATAAAACCAAAAAAGGGATCGTCAATTATTTTTCCTTCTAACTTTATGTATCCACATGAAGCAAAAACAGTTACAGAAGGAATAAGGTGGTCAGTTGTCGCATGGCTAATGTAGTATCACACGATTTATTTCCTACAAAGATACATGAGTTTGAGTATACTCCAGAACACTACGATTATACCAATATGGTTCAGTATATAGAAAGTAAAAATCAATCTGCTCCATTATATCAAACAGAAGATGATATTCATACTATATCTTTTTTTAAAGATTTTAGAGAACACATTATTGATATTAATAAAAATATATTGAATGAGTTAGAATATGATTATGAAGATATCACAATTACAAATATGTGGGGTAATATTTTATCTTCTAATAATTCTATACACGCTCCACATACACATTCAAATAATTTTCTATCTGGTGTATACTATTTAAAAACAGAAATAGATAAAGAAGCTTACTTTGGAGATACTGCTCCTATTGAGTTTTTTGATCCAAGACCTCAAGCAAGTATTTTTATTCCTAGAAGATTAAAAAATAATTTTTACAACTCTCACAAAGTGCAATTTGATTCTACACAGAATAGAGGATTTATTTTTCCATCATGGTTGCAACATTGGGTAGGGCCCAACCATTACACACGAATAAGTATATCATGGAACATACAAGTAAATGGTCACTACGGCGAACCAAGAACATTACAAAATGCATATATCAAAAAAGAATGAAGTATACATAATTCTCAGTGAACTAACTGATTCGGAACGTCAAGAAATCTCAGAGTTTTTTACTTTTGAAGTGCCTGGTGCAAAGTTTATGCCCCAATTTAAAAGTCGTATGTGGGATGGTAAAATACGATTGTTTTCTCCAGCAACAGGAGAAATATATTTAGGGTTATTACCATATGTAAAGAAATTTTGCACTAGTAATTCAATACCCTATATAATAGAAGAAGGAGTCGAAGATGATAGGGATATTAATAGAAAGGATGTCGGAAATTACATCAAAAGTCTCAAACCAAAATCGCAAGGCAAGTCTCTTAAAATTAGAGACTATCAGGTGGAGGCTGTTCAACTGGCCATATCCAGAAATAGGGCTCTTCTTGTTAGTCCTACTGCTAGTGGTAAGTCGCTAATAATATATTCTCTGGTACGTTACTACCAGATGAAAGAATTAAAAACACTAATACTTGTTCCCACTACATCTCTTGTTGAACAGATGTACACAGACTTTGAAGATTATGGTTGGAGTTCTGGAACATACTGTCAAAAAGTATATCAAGGTTATACTACAAAGGTAGATAAAGATGTAGTCATATCTACGTGGCAATCTCTATATAAAATGCCACGAAAATATTTTGATCAGTTTGGGTGTGTAATCGGTGACGAAGCTCATATGTTTAAAGCAAAGTCTCTCACTGGTATTATGACTAAGATGCACAACTGTAAGTATAGATTTGGTCTTACAGGAACTTTAGACGGTACACAGACGCATCAATTAGTACTAGAGGGTTTATTTGGTGCAGCTGAAAAAGTTGTTACTACAAAAGAACTTATAGACAAAAGTACACTTGCAAACTTAAAAATAAAATGTCTTATATTAAGACATCCAAATATAAGAGAGAAAATGACTTATGCTGAAGAGCTGGAATATATTGTCTCTAACGAAAAAAGAATTGATTTCGTGGTCAATTTACTACGGCATCTTAATGGTAACACTCTGTGTCTCTTTCAACTTGTAGAGAAACATGGTAAAATTTTAAATGACAAAATGAAAGGAAGTGAAAATGTATATTTTGTATATGGTGGAACAGATACTAGTGATAGGGAAAAGATTCGAGGTTTGGTTGAAACACACACTAAATCAACCACCATCGCTTCGTTTGGTGTTTTTAGCACTGGTATTAACATCCGTAATATTAATAACATCGTGCTCGCAAGTCCAAGTAAGTCAAAGATTAGAGTACTACAGTCAATCGGGCGTGGACTCCGTAGGAGTGACAGCAAAGATTCCA